CCCAAGAAATTTGGGGTGGGTGCAATTGTTACCGATGATAAGATTTTTCAAGAGATAATTAACGTTAACTTCGTTTACTTCAACAATGATTATGGTGAACTCATTGGTTATAGAATCATAGACTTCATAAAAAGATTAAGTCTTGAAGAATATGAGGTACTTAAATTTCATGCATTTGAAATGGAAACAATAACAAGATATTAAAATATAATAACATGAGCAATTTATTAGATGAATTAAAGAAAGCTGTTGATGATGGAAATTTTAACTCCGAAGCAGCAAAAAAATTAATCGAAATCGATTCCAAGGCGGATGAGGTATTAGAGGAAAAATCAACTGAGCAGATTGAACAGTCTGTAATAGACACTGCTATCTCTGGTGGAGTTAAAACCATAGATGGAGCGGATTTTGCACGACTCCAATCTGAGTATGAAGAGAAGATGAAGGAAAGGGCAAGAGAAGAAATTCTTTTAGCAACAATCGTTACCTTAATAGATGAGGATGAATTAATCGATGAAAAACTATATTCTTTGTGGAAATTTATTGACAATATTAAACAAGAACATAAGGCTGAAGACAAGGGGTGTGCCGAGTTATTTGCAAAAATAACTGAGTTGGAAACTAAATATGATTTAGATAGATTTCATTCATAAGGAAAATTATAAACACTAATGTGGTAAAATCCCCTCAATTTGAGGGGATTTTTTTGTTTCAAGTATTTATAGAAAATGTTTCATAATGAAAAGTTATAATATTCGATTTCCATTAAAGGATGATAACGATAAAAAAACGTATTTTCAGTTAAATCAAATAACTAAAGATGCATTCAGTTCAGACCTACTCTTGTTATTATTGACAGAAAAGGGTGAAAGATATTATGAACCAAAATATGGAACAAATTTGTTAAAATATATTTTTGAACCAAATGACGACTTAACTGCACAGGATATTGAGCAAGAGCTAAAAAGAACGGTTTCGTTATACATTCCAAATCTAACAATTAAATCGGTTGATTTCAATAGATTGGTTGATGGTGAGGGAAACCCGATATCTGAGAATCAATTAAACGTGCACATTAAATTCTCCTATTCTGAAGATGCGTTTTCCGAAGACGGTGAATTAGACATAAACTTTTAATTAAAATTATGGCAGAACTTACAACAAATCCCGTACAATACGGAAACAGAACATTTAGTCAAATCAAGACCGATTTAATTGCTTTGATTAAACAGCAATATCCAGATGTTCTAAGCGATTTCACAGACTCAAGTGTGGGTGCTATGCTTATCGACTTAAATGCTGGTATTGGAAATAATTTAGCGGTTAATACTGACAGGGCATTTCAGGAAACTCAATTAGAGTATGCGCAACAAAGAGCATCTATCTTGAACATTGCAAAAAACATGGGATTTAATATTCCAGCACGCAGACCATCCGTAACTCTTGTTGACTTCACAGTAACTGTTCCAGTGAATGGGGATAGACCAGACACCGCATATTTACCAGTGCTTTCACCCGGTGCACAAGTTATCGGTGCAGGAAAAATATTTGAAACCCAAGATACTATTGATTGGGGATCAGAGTTAAGTAACTTAGGTGATAAGAATCGTTCAATACTGCCTAATTTAGATTCAAATGGAATTATCGTAAGTTATAATGTTACCAAGAGAGAAGTTGTAATAAATGGTTCAACAAATATCTATCAGAAAGTAATTACTGCAAATGATGTTAAACCCTTCTTAGAGATAAACCTTCCCGATCCCGATGTAATTGAGATAGAAAGTGTTATATTATTAGAGGGAACTAATTATAGCACCACTCCACCCACATCAGATTTCTACAATCCAAATGTGAGATACTATGAAGTTGATTATTTGGCACAGCAAAATGTTTTTGAAGAAAATGTTAATGCTGGCGTTAATAGTGGTAGTGGTCAGAATTTAGATGGAATTAAGGTTGGTAGATGGTTAGATGTTACAAGAAAATTTATTAAAGAATTCACAACAAATGGTTTTTGTAAATTAACTTTTGGTTCTGGTGACTCTGAACTTCAAGCATTCCAAAGTGGTTTTCTTAAAGAAGGGGTTACGAACAGAGAGTTCCTTGAAAACTTTTTAACCAACACCGCACTTGGTGAGCAATTAAGAGCAAATCATACATTATTTATTAGATATAGAACTGGTGGTGGCGCAAATTCAAACTTAGGATCGGCATCTTTAACAAAGATGGGTTCATTTCAAATGAGAGTTGCTGGACCAATCCAAACTACTAACAGAAATGTGCAGCGTAGTTTAGCGGTAAACAATCCAATTCCTGCAATTGGTGGTAATGATGGTCTTAGCATTGAACAGATCAGACAGTTGATTAAATATAATTTTTCTGGAAGAAACAGAGCAGTGCAATTGACGGACTACTTGACACAAGTATATAAAATGCCCGGTAAGTTTGGTTCACCATATAAAGCAAATGCATATAAACAAAATAATAAAATTGTTATTCCAGTAATTGGAATTGGTTCAGACGGTAAACTTTCAAACACAAGTAATTCCTTAATGAAAAGCAATTTGACTGAATGGTTGAGTGGGTATAGAATGATAAATGATTATGTTGAAGTTAAAGACGGTAAGATTTTCAATCTCTCATTTGAAATTGATTTATATGTTGAGAATATTTCTGACACCCAAATAGCAAATAATGTAATTATTACAACACAACAATTTCTGGATGTTAATGATCATGAAATGAATACGGATATCTTTCTTACTAATCTTGAGAATCAAATTTCTTCGGTCAATGGGGTGGTAAACGTACTTGGTATTAAAGTGTTTAATAAAGTGGGTGGTCAATATTCAAACAACACTGTGTCACAAGAAATTTTAAATACACAAACTGGAGAAATTTTACCAGTAAATAATACGATTTATTCAACAACAGATTCAATGTTTGAAATTAAATATCCTGAGAAAGATATTAGTGTGTTATTAAGAAAAAAGGTTGGTAATGTATAATGGAATTACTGAAGAGGACAATAAAACAAGCATTAACCACTGGCACGACTGAAAGTTGTACTGGAACTTGTCGTGTGATTATTCCTGATTTAAGTGTGATTTATCACCTTACCTTTTTGTTGACTGCGGAAAAACATGATTTAGGGTTCTTTGATGCATTGATTCAAGGGGCATTAGGTGAGGGTGATGTGATATTGACCAGACAACAATTATTTGAGTATTTGAGCGGGGTAACTGCCCCTCCGACAACCACAACCACAACAACAGCAGCACCAGTAGTGAAAACCATACCGAGTGTTACAACGGGTGATTGGGATGAGGCAACTGCCTACTTCGATGCAATTATTAACAATATAATTACGGGTGATGGTAACGATACGGTGACAGAATATGGATTTTTAGATACAACTAATGCAACGTATGGGACTGAAAGTCAATTAGTATATGAAAATAATACTAACTCAAATGTTGGTCTTAAATCCTTTCCATTCACAGTTCCCTCTGGTGATATTCCTAAAACATTTGGGAGTAAACTCGGTGAAGTGCCTGACGGTACGACAGTTTATTTTCGTGCGTTTGCGAGAAACTCGATTGGTATTGGATATGGAGCAGTGAAGTCACACCGTGCTGGTTTGTTCATTGTAGATTAAATTTGAAATTATGGCAACAACAACGACAACGACAACAACGGCAGCACCATCGGTATTATATATTACTGGTGATTCAAAAAGTAGATTATCTGATTTGAAGAAATATTCACTTTCGGGTGATTTCTTTAATCAATATTCGGGTTCTACTGGTGCAGCTAAAGATGGTGTAAATCAGAGTCTATCTAATTTGAATGTGAATCCACAAGTTGTTGTATATTATGTGGGTGGAATAACATATACCGATTACATTTATGGTGACCCGATATTGAATAGAACAACATTTAAATTTGTTGGTCAAGGATATTCTTCCCCAGATTTCATTGATGAGCCACTTGTGAAACATCCTGATAAGACAAATATTGTTCAGAATCCAAAAGTATATAATGATGTATTTATAGTTAGACAAGAAGCATCGGCATTTGATAAAAATTATAAATTAAAAAATGTTAAAAGTTTAGTTGCACTCAAAACATATGCAAGTGGACGATATTTTAACGTTGTAAGCAACACATAAATTATGGCAGTAGGTACATATGGCACAGTAAGACCCGCAGACGTTTCAGTAGATGATATTGAAATGTACTATACTTATATACCAACCAGAGAGACTAATCCTGATACGGTATTTAAATTAAACGCAAGTGAATTTCTCACATATAATTATTTACCAGATGAGGATCAAATTGTTGGAAACGAAAATATCTTAGAGGGTCTATATAACATGCAGTTACCAGCAGCTATCTTCAATCAACTTGGTATATATACCATTTATCTCCG